AGGCGCCGAAGCGCTGGCCTGTTAGGTCCACGACCTTCATTGGGCCGCCTGCTCTGCGCTCTCAGCGAGACGGCGCACCCACTCCGCGGCCTGGCCGCTCCTGACCTGCTCGGGCATGACGCGCAGCACGCGCCAGCCGAGCGCCAGCGCCTCGGCGTACTTCTCGCAGTCGGAGCGGAAGTGCGCGCCCCGGGTGTGCGCCCCCACCACGAAGGCCCCGCCCTCGATCTCGACCGCGAGCATTAGCCACGGCCAGCACAGGTCGAAGCGCCATTTGCGCGTCGCATGGAATCGGAACTCGCGCTCCGGGCCGCGCAGGTGCACAGGCAGGCTCTCGACGAGCCGCTGTGCAACCTGCGCGCCCTTGGAAATGTTGGCGCGCACTCTCGCGCCGCGAACTGTCGTCACCTCTCGTCCCTCCCACGTTGAACGCCGGCCGCCACAGCCGGCCTGACCTGGTTCACCGAACCGTGCGCTACCGCCGGGCGCGCCGCCCCTTCGCCTTGCCGTTGGCCGCTGCGCGCCGCACCGACTGCCTGGCCGACTCCGACCGGCGGCGAGCGTTCGCCGCCCGCGCCGCCGCCGAGCGCCGGCTCGTCGGCATCGGCGCGTCGTCGACCGCCGTGTCGCCCGCCTGCTCGAACCGCAGCTCGCCGCTCTCGTCGTCGTCCTTCGCCGCCTTCGTGAACTCCGGCATGCCCGGCAGGGTCTGGTCGGCCGCGTCGCGGTGCCGCACCAGCAGGCGAACGGCCTGCTCGTTGGGCAGCTCGGCGTCGAGCACGACCGAGTCGGCCCCCACCGTGCCGATGGACACGCTCGTGCAGCCCAGCGTGGCCAGCAGCTTGAGCACGTCGGCGATGTGGGCCGGGTTGACCTTGGCCACGGTGTTGGCGTGGCCGGGCAGCTGCTCGCGCCAGTCGGGCCAGTCCCGCAGCGCGCCCGCGGCGAATGGCACCAGGCGCAGCGAGACGCCGTGCTCGTCGCGCGCGGTGCACTGCGTTGACGTAACCTCGATGCGGTCCGCCTCGCGCTGGGCGTCGCGCAGCGCGTCGCAGGGCACCAGGGCCACGCGGTCACGCTCGCTGAAGAGCCCGTCGCTGTGCGGCTCGAGCACGACCAGCAGCCGCTTGCTGTCGCTGGCGGCCACGGCCTCGTCCTCGACGAGCACGCAGCCGAGGATGTGTTCGGCCTCCCCCCTGGGGGCGACGGTCGTGGCCAGGCGGGCGGCCGCCTGGCTGATGGCGGTACGGGTTGCTGTTGCTGTCATCGGTCCTCCCTGGTTGATTCGGAAAGGGCGCGCCACCGGCTCACCACCGGCGGCGCGCCGGGGTCTCTAGAACGGCACCTCGTCGACGACGCCGTGGTTACGCGCGTCCTGCTTCACCGCCGCGGCCGCCGTGCCGCCCGGCACTCCCGCGGCCTGGCGGGCCGCGATCACGGTGCCCTTCATGCGCGCCGCGAAGGCCGCCCGCTGCGCGCTGTCGAGAGGGCGGTCGAGCTTGACCTTCCCCTCGCCGGGCCGGTTGACCCAGCGCACGCGCAGCTTCATCTGCCCGTTGTATTCCTCCATGGCGCACACGAGCTCGACCTCGTTGTCGGTGATCCCGACCAGGTTGCTCAGGTCGTCGCCCTGCCAGCCGCAGTTGCGCATGGCCTTGAGCGTGTGGTCGACGGCCTTCTCGGTGAACGAGCCGAAGTACGTGATCAGCTCGCCCTGGTGCTCGCCCTGCGTGATCACGAAGGGAATCGCCACCTGCTCGTTGTTGTTGCTGGACAGCCCGAACTGCACGTCCTCGGCGGCGGTCACGCGCGCGCGCCAGGTCCCTGGGGCGTTGAGAATCAAGCAGCCACCTCCTTGTCCGTGCCGGGCGTCGCCGGCGGGGTCGTCGTGTTGAGCGCAGCCTTCGCGCGGAGCTTGTCGGCGAGCTTGTAGAGCGCCGCCGGGTTGTCGCCGTTGTTGGCCAGGTAGCCCTCGGCCAGGCCGCGGGTCTGCTCGTCGACCTGGGGCAGCAGCGCGGCGACCTCGGCGCGCAGCTGCTCGAGCTGTGGCAGGTGGCCGGTGGCCATCGCCTGCTCGAGCTCGTCCCAGGACAGCGGCAGCTGCGCCGGCAGGCCGTAGCGGTTCTTTGCGTCCCAGGTGGCGCGGTGCTCGGTGAACATGATCCGGGCGCCCGTCGACACGCCGAGCACGCGGCCGTCGCGCTTGGCGGCGAGCGTCTCGTAGTTGCCGAAGAGCACCACGTCGCACCACTCGCGGAGCAGGCCGCCGGCCTTCGCGTTGAGCTTGAGCTCGTAGCGGTCGTAGGCCTCGCTCTCCGGGCTCTTGAAGTTCCGGATGAGGGTGTGGGCCAGCAGCACGACGGCCATCCGCTGCCGCTCGCGCAGCGCGTCCAGGCGCGCCAGGAGCAGCCGCCACTGGTCGAGCGCGGCGACGTAGCCCTTGCCGTAGCCGGGTGCCTCGATGTCCTTCCAGCCGTTGGCCTGGCAGAGGTGGGCGAAGATCAGCGGCTCGAGCCAGTCGAGCGTGTCGACCACGAGCGTGCGGTAGCCGTGGCCGCCGGCGATCAGCGCGTCGACCGCGGCGAGCACCTCGGTCCAGCTCGTCGGCTCGGGGAAGCGCGCGACGTCGAGGCCGGCGGTGCCGTCCTCCGCGCACAGGAAGATCGGCGCCGGCGCGCGGCTGCCGAAGGTGCTCTTGCCGATGCCGTCCGTGCCGTACAGCAGCACACGCGGCGGCTTGGAGAGCCGGCCGCTGGTGACCGCGGCGAGGGTCATCCGAGAGGGCGCCGCCGCGGGCGCCTTCGTCGGGGCAATGGTCGAGTTCATGCTGCTCCCTGGGTGAGCTCTTCGTGGGGTGTCTCGACGCGCCGGAAGAGCGACGGGTCGTCGAGGGATGCAGTCTTTGTGCAGGCCGCGAAGTACGGGCAGGTTCTGCCGTAGGTGATGCACGAGTCGATGCGGCGCGGCCAGCGCGCGGCGAGCTGGGCCTCGCGGATCAGCCGGCCGAGCTGCCAGCCGTCGAAGGCCGCGTCGCGCTCTTCCTCCTCGAGGCGCACGACGGGCCCGCGCTGGTAGTAGCGGTCGGGGTCGGCGGCGATGGCCTCGATGATCCGCCCGCGGAACTCCTCGGGCGTCTCGTCCGCCTCGCGCTGGTTGGCGTAGAGCCGGCCGTCCTTGGTGTACTTGCGGGCCTCGGGCGGCGTGGCTTTCGCCGGGCGGATGCCGGGCTTGCCGATCACGTCGTACAGGCACCCGGCCGGGTCGAAGCCGATGGCCCGCGCGCCGACGAAGTAGTCGCTGACCTGCTGGTCGAGCTGCAGGCGGCGCCAGTACTCGCTGCCCTGGCTGATGTCCTCGCTGCTGGTCTTGTGCTCGACCGTCAGCACGCGGCCGTCGGGGGCCCGCACGATCGCGTCGAGCTTGCCGGCCATGCGCCAGGTCTTGCTCGCCTTCTCGGTCTCGGGGTTGATCAGCGGCGTGACGAACTCGACCTCGACCGCCAGGACCTCGAGCGGCTCGCTCCCCCACCGCAGCTCGTAGCCGCGCAGCAGCTCCTGTGCGCGGACGAGCTCGTAGGGGTCGAAGGCCTCGCCGGCGGCAGCCGCCAGCGCGGCCAGCGCCGCGGAGAGCCGGTCGGTGCCGGCCTGGCTGGCGCGCCACCAGCCCTCGAGGCCGGCGTGGAAGAGCGTCCCGAACCGGCGTGGCCCGTCGCTCTCGACGGGGCGGTAGCCGAGCTCGTAGCTGAACTGGTACTCGCGCGCGCAGCGCTGGAAGCAGCGCTTGGCCGAGACCGTGAGCAGCGGCAGGGCGTCGGTGTCACTCACGGAAGCCAGCCCTTCGCCAGCGCGGCCACGAAGCCCAGCGCGATCAGCGCGATGCCGGCCGCGCAGGCCATGAGCAGCCCCGTGCCAGCCGGGTCGGCCAGCACCCGCGGCGTGCAGGCCGCCTTGAGCGCGGCGCGCTTGGCCTGCGCGGCCGCGACCCAGGCCTGGTAGTACTCGGGGTCCTCGGGCCGCAGCAGGTGCTGGCTCCAGGCCTCGGCCT